TACAGCGTCTGTACAGATGTATTCGCCGCCCTGGACAGCTTCACCCAAAATAACCCGGCGCTGGTCAAATCCATCACGGTATTTGTTGGTGCCATCGGTCTGGCCACTGCCGGACTGGCTGCTTATGCGGCAGTAACAAAAGCCGTGATCCCGCTGATGCAGCTTTTCGCCGCCTCCATCCCCGGCGTCAACATCTTCTTCGGCGTTGCGGCGGCGGTTTCCGCCGTGGTAGCCGCCATTGCGGGGATCGCCTCCGTGGCCGAGCGGTCCGGGCCGTCCATGAAGGAACTGACCCAGGCAGCGCGGGAAATGGACGGCACCATGGCGGACGTATGCGCCGCCTATGATGAATCCATCACCGCAACCCAGGCAGCGGCGGACGTGGCGGATCGGTACGTCCAGCGCCTGAAAGAACTGGAGGCCACGGGCCTGAAAACCCAGGAGCAGCAGCGGCAGTACCACGGGACCCTGGCCCTGCTGTGCCAGACGGTGCCGGAGCTGGCGGGCCTGATCGACCTGGAGACCGATTCCATCCAGGGCGGGACCGCTGCCCTGGAAGCCAACACCCAAGCGTGGCGCAGAAACGCGCTGCAAAAGGCCGTCCAGGAGAAAATGAACGGCCTGTATGAGAGCTACGCCAAGGTGGAGCTGGAAGCGGCAGAGAACGGGATCAAGCTGGCGGCAGCGGAATCCCGGAAGGAGATCGCCGCCCGGGACCTGGCCCAGGCCCAGCAGCGCATGAATACGCTGTATGCCCAGGCAAAGAGCGAGGCGGATGCCTACAATAAGACCCACGCGGGCCACCTGTCGGCGGCGAAGTTCCTGGACCGGGAGTATTACTCCCTGGCGACCTCTGTGCAAAACTACAAGGAAGAAATCGCCGACGCTAACCGGGAGGAGAACCGATACAACCAAGCCGTGGAGCAGGGGGCGGATGCTCTGGACCGGGTACGGACGGAGATGGACGAGGCGGAAGCGGAGGCCAAAGCCTACACAGAAGCCCTGGGCCTTTCCGGGGACGCCGCACAGGACGCCGCCGGCCAGACAGACGGGCTGTCGGATTCTTTGGGCAATCTATCTGGGGCCTATACGGAGACGTATGCCAAGGCATACGAGAGCATCAGCGGGCAGATCGGCCTGTTTGAGGACATGACCATGGAGGTGGACACCTCCGTGGATCAAATGATTGCCAACCTGCAGTCCCAGTCTGCCTACCTGGAAAACTACGCCCAGAACCTGCGCACCGTTATGGAGTGGGGCGTGGATGAAGGAATCGTGGAAAAGCTGGCGGACGGCAGCGCGGAGAGCGCGAAGTATCTCCAGGCCATCGTCAACGGCGGGAAAACAAAAGTGGCAGAGCTGAACGCCGCTTTTGCGAAAGTGGCGGAAGGAAAAGACACCTTCGCCCGCACCATCGACGAAATGCAGAACCATCTGAGCGGAGCCATGAGCGACATGGTGGGCACCGTGGCCTCTGGCGTTGCGGGCATGAATTTGAGCCACGCAGCATCCAGCGCGGCAGCGGCCACCATGAATGCCTTTATCGCCACGATCCGCGCAAAGAAGCCGGAGCTGACCCGGGAACTGTCCGCCGTACAGACGGCAGCAAACGCCGCTATGGCGGTAGCGGGAAGGATCTCAGGCGTGCCGGGGTTTGCGTCCGGGACAAAATCGGCCCCGCCGGGCCTTGCCATGGTTGGCGAGAATGGGCCGGAGCTGGTTTACTTCCACGGCGGGGAGAAGGTGCTGAACGCGGCGGAGACCGCCGCCCTGCAATCCCGACTGGATGCAGAATTGCAGATGGTCGCTCTGCACCCGCAGCTGGTCGCCGCCATGAATGCACGAGCGACAGACCGGGCGCAGCCGCTTCGGACAAACGACCAGGCCGGCAATCGGGCGCCGGTTTCCGTGCAAGTAACGTTCCAGATCAGCGGGAACGCCACCCGGGAGACGGTGGGCGACATGCGGGACTATGGGGATGATGTTGCCCGGTGGGTCCTGGAGGTCATGGAAAACGCCCAGGAAGATGCCGTGAGGAGGGCCTACCGATGAAAACCTACACCACCGCCCAGGGGGATCTGTGGGACAGCATTGCCCACGCGCAGCTTGGCAATGCTGCCTATATGGACAAGCTCATGCAGGCAAATCTGGCCTATCGAGAGTATTACATCTTCCCGGCGGGGATCGTCCTGACGCTGCCGGAAATCACGAAATCTGCCAGCGATACCCTGCCGCCGTGGAAGGGAGCGGTGGGATGAGCGACCAAAACCTTGCCCGCCGCACCGCGGTAGAAATTGCCTTTGACGGGACGGATATCTCCAGCTCTATGCGGGGGTATCTGCTGTCCCTTACCTACACGGACAACGAGGAGGACGAAGCGGACGATTTGCAGATCAAACTCCAGGACCGGGATTCTGTCTGGTTAGAGCATTGGCTGGAGCAGGCCATCCAAGCAGCGGCAGGACAGGTCCCAGGTCAAGCGGCAGGCAAATCCTACAAGGTAACGGCCAAAAGCGGACTGAACGTCCGTGCCGGGCCCGGGACGAAGCACAAAAAGCTGGGGACCCTCACCAACGGAACGGTGGTGGAGGCAGCTGGCATAGAAAGCGGCTGGGCCTCTATCACCTATAACGGAAAGAAAGCCTATGCCAGCACCGCCTATCTGAAAGCCACGGAGGAAGCCGCCGCCGGAGCAATGACCACGGCGCTGAAAATCCAGGCGGCGATCCTGCGGGAGAACTGGAACAGCGACGGGAAAGATAAACTGCTGGACTGCGGGGAATTTGAACTGGACAGCGTGTCCGCAGACGGCCCGCCGGCCACTGTGACCATCAAGGCAACCTCCCTGCCCTACAGCGCCAAGGTCCGGCAGACGCTCAACTCCAAGGCGTGGGAAGCCTGCAAACTTTCCGACATTGCAAACGAGATTGCAGGACGGAATGGTATTCTCTGTATGTTTGAATCCGGGAACGACCCATTTTATCAGCGGCTGGAGCAGATAAAAACCAGCGATATTGAATTTTTGTCCCAGCTCTGCCACGATGCGGGCATATCTCTGAAAGCCACCAACAACATCCTGGTCCTGTTCGACCAAGCGGCCTATGAGGACAAAGCGCCTATCCTGACCATCAAGCGCGGGGTGCGGGGCTATACCCGGTGGAAGCTGGGAGCCTCTGCGGCAGACACACAATATACCTCCTGCCGGGTGAGCTATGTTGACCCGGCCACGGGAAAGTGTATCGCGGGGATTGCTAAGGTGGAGGATTACGACGCCGACGCAGAGGACAACCAGCAGCTGGAAATATCGGCCAAGGTGTCCAGTGTGGGCGAAGCCAAAACCCTGGCCGGGAAGCACCTGCGGCTGCACAACAAGTACGCCAAGACAGCCAGCTTTACCCTGCCGGGGGACCCAGACCTGGTGGCCGGGGTCACGGTGACGCTGGAGGACTGGGGAGCCTGGGACGGGAAATACATCGTATCCCAGGCCAGGCATACGGTGAGCAATGCCGGATACACCGTACAGGTACAGCTGCGCAAAGTGCTGGAGGGCTGCTGATGGACAACGAAAAAATCCTTCGGAACCTTGTGCGGATCGGGACCGTGACTGCCGTTGACCAAAAAAAGCACCGGGCGCGGGCAAAATTCCAGGACAGCGGGATCACGTCCGACTGGCTGTATATCGTCCAGACGGGCGGGGCGTGGATGCCGAAGGTCAACGACACGGTTTTGACCCTGTACCTGCCCGTATTCAACGGGGACGGCTTCGTTTTGGGGGTGATCTAGTGGGCATGATCGGATGCTTGGGCGAGATGGTTTTCATCGTGTCGGAGGAAACGATTCTAACTCTGGACAATATGACCTGGTCCGGCTCTGCCCGGTACGCCACCCACCAGCGGCACCTGGCCAATGCGCTGACCGAGTTTACAGGCATTGACCCGGACAAAATCACCTTTGATATGGTCCTGTCTGCCAGCCTGGGCGTTGACCCGCTCCAGGAGATCGTGAAGCTCTGGGGCTACGAGCGCAGCGGTCAGGCGGTTTTCCTGACCATCGGGGAAAAGGGGTATGGGAAATACCGCTGGAATGTGGTCAGCCATGAGGAAAAGATGGTGTCTTATGACCAAAAGGGAAACGTGACTGCAGCCACGGTGTCCGTACATTTACAAGAATATGTCAGAGTGTAAGGGGGGACGTCGTGCGCTATACGATAAGTGCCGCAAGCAAAGGATCGCTGCGGCTCAATGAGACGGACCGGGTTTCCTCTGTGCTCCAAAATATCGCCATGATCCTGTCCACAAGGAAGGGAAGCGTTCCGCTGTATCGGGACTTCGGTCTGCCCATGGACTTTGTGGACAAGCCCGTCCAGGCAGCGCGGGTGATGATGATTGCCGCCGTTCGGGAAGCGGTGGAGGAATGGGAGCCCCGCGCCACCGTCCTGGGGGTGACTTTCGACCAGGGCGCGGAGCAGGCGGGAAAACTGGTCCCTGTCGTGGAGGTGGAAATCGACAGTGAGTAGGAATGCGGAATATCAATTTGTATCAACGGATACGGAGGAGCTGGTTTCCCTGATGGTTGCCATGTACGAAAAACTCACCGGGCAAACGGTGCAGCCGGGAAGCCCGGAGCGTGTTTTTATACAATGGATCAGCAGCGTGATCGTGCAGGAGCGGGTGCTGAACAACTACACCGGGAACCAGAACATACCAAGCCGGGCGGAAGGGGCAAACCTGGACGCCCTGGGGGAACTGTACGGGGCCAGGCCCCGGCCTGCGGCCCAGGCGGCCACCTGCCGGATGCGTTTTTCTATCTCCGAGGCACAAGCCTCGGCTATCCTGATCCCTGCGGGGACCCGTGTCACAGACGCCAGCGGCACCTTGGTCTGGGCTACGGTCGGGGGCGCCTATATCGCCATCGGAGACACCAGCGTGGAGGTCCCGGTGCGGTGTCAGAGTACCGGGACCGTGGGCAATGGCTACGCCATCGGGCAGATCAACACCCTGGTGGATTTGTATGACTACTGTGACGGCTGCGAAAACCTGACGGTTTCCGACGGCGGCGCGGATGAGGCGACGGACGAAGAATACTATACACTGCTCCGGGCCAGCATGGACGCCGCCAGCACAGCGGGCCCCAGGGGGAGCTACATATACCACGCCAAGGCGGTGTCCACGGAGATCAGCGACGTGGCCGTCAACTCCCCGGAGCCGGGGGTGGTCAAGCTCTATGTCCTCATGGACGATGGGACGCTGGCTACGGAAGAAATCAAGCGTGCGGTGCTGGCAGCCTGCTCTGCGGATGATGTGCGGCCCCTGACGGATCGGGTGCTGGTGGAGGATGCGGAGACAGTACCCTATGACATCTCCTTTGTTTATTATACGCAGTCAGGCAGCGGCAAAAGCGCAGCGGAGGTCCAGGCGGCAGTCAATGCGGCGGTGGCGGATTATACATCCTGGCAGAGTGCCAAGCTGGGCCGGGATATCAATCCATCTTATCTGGTGGGCCTGCTGATGCAGACGGGAATCAAGCGGGTGGAACTGACGGCCCCGGCCTTTGCCGTTCTCCGGGACGGCGGGGACGGAACGGCACCGCAGGTGGCCAGAGTGGGCAGCGTGACCATCACCAGCGGAGGCTATGAAGATGAATAATCACGGCCTCACGAAGGAAAACCTGCTGGCCACCCTGCCCCAGGCTTTACAGCAGGACCCGTCCGTGTCCGCTTTGGCAGACGCGATTGCGGACGTGCTGGCGAAGCGTCCGGCTGAGATCGACCGGCTGAGGATTTATCCGGCCATTGACCAGCTGGATGAGCGCCTGCTGGATATCCTGGCGCAGGACTTCAAGGTGGACTGGTGGGACCCGGACTACAGCTTGGAGGAAAAGCGGCAGACCCTCCGGGATCACTGGCGGGTCCATAAAACGCTGGGCACAAAAGCCGCTGTCGTGACGGCGATCTCTGCCATTTACAAAAGCGCCACACTGGAAGAGTGGTTTCAATATGGCGGGGCGCCGTACCACTTTCGCCTGACCATCGACTTGACGGGAGACAGAGCAGATCGGGAACGAATGCAGCGGGTCCTGGACCGGTTGGAATTTTACAAAAGTTTGCGCTCACGCTTGGACCGTGTGGCTTACGTTACCCAGGCAGGCCCCCTCCCCTTTGTGACGGAAGAACGCTTTGTCTTTCTCCGTGTTTCCTTTGCCTACCACCTGCGCAGCTACGGCGGGACCTTCATCCTGCTGGACGGGAAGCGGCAGCTGGACGGGACCTGGAAGCTGGGGCAGGCGGCGTCGGGGGCGCGGATGTTCCGCATCGACTATCGCGTCCGCCTTTTGGAAAAA